AATCTCTTAGTCTTGTTAAGGAGTACTATGGGTATTCCTCGAACAGAGCTAAGGAAGCATTGAGCGTCCTAAGTGATGAACAGTTAACTATGATAAAAGAAAAATTATACAAAGGTGGAAAATAATGACTGTAGAAATGATTTACTACGACTGGACACCAGAGTCGATGCTTGAAGTGAGTCTGCCAGAGCCAGATAACTTCTTAAAAGTTAGAGAGACACTGACTCGTATCGGCATTGCTTCTAGAAAAGAAAACAAACTATACCAATCATGCCATATCTTGCACAAGCAAGGTAGGTATTTCATCGTTCACTTTAAAGAATTGTTTGCTCTAGATGGCAAAGAGTCTAACATTACTTCGGGTGACGTAGAAAGAAGAAACGCTATTGCTAAATTGTTGCAAGATTGGGATTTGTTAAAGATTATCAATGCTTCTCAAGCTGAGCAAAAGGCATCGTTATCGCAGATTAAGGTGGTCTCTTATAAAGAAAAAGACCAGTGGGAACTCGTTCCAAAATATAACATAGGAAAGAAAGCAAAATGATTAAACTTGAATTGACTATCGATGAAGTAAATATGATTCTTCGTACGCTGGGTAAGCACCCATTTGAAGAAGTTGTTCTTCTGATCAACAAAATTAAGCAGCAAGGTGAACCACAGGTTGCCGAAATTGCTGCCAAGCAGCAAGCTGAAACTCCTGCTGCCTAAATAGTATTATCCCTCGGGATGGGAACGTAAAGACTCTACTACCTTAGGAGCGTCTAAGGCTGGCACTACGATAAGGTGTCCCTGTACCACAGTAAGCAGGATTGACTACGCCGAATGGGTAGTCGTTTTCATTAACTCGCTTAAAAGGAGAAACCTATGAATAAGCACTTCACACCTGCATTCTTTTCACAAGATGCATTCAAAGACTTGGATAAATTCTTAATTGGCTTCGATGACCAATTTGCGAAACTGCAAAAGTTTCACGATGATATTACCAAGAACATCCCCAACTATCCTCCATACAACATCCGCAAGGTTGATGACACTCACTACGTAATCGAGATGGCAGTCGCTGGCTTTGGTCAGAACGAGATTGACATCGAGATCGATGGTGGCAAGCTAGTCGTCAAAGGCAATGTCAACAATGAAGCAGAAGACAACTTCTTATTCAAAGGCATCGCCAACCGTGCTTTCACTCGTTCGTTCGCTTTGAATGATCAAGTTGAAGTTAAGGATGCAGAACTCTTCAATGGTATGCTTAAGATTGCTCTGGAAAGAATGATTCCAGAAGCACAGAAGCCAAAGAAAGTGCCTGTTAAAGCTGGTAAGGGCAAGCAGTTCCTTACAGAGGAGGAGCAAGATGAAATTTCTTCACGCCTTTAAATCATTCCTTTATGATGTATTGCGTGATAGAACTTGTTCGTTAGAGGAATACATTAACGCCAGAAACCCTCAGTCTCAATTTCATGTTGAGCAGTTGGAGCGAGAGTATCTCGCTAAAATTCAGAGAGGGAGCATGGTATGAACCAATGGATTCCAATGACAGATGATGATTGGGATTGGGTCAACGGCAGAGCGCCAGTGAATCCGCCAAGCAAGTCATAACAATAGGGGATCTTCGGATCCCCTAAATACTTGTTATGAAAGCACGAATATCAGAAAACCTTATCTCATTTGTTCTCGTTCGCAGGGGAGAGTGGCTTCTCAAGGTATCTGTTTTTAAAAACAAAACTATCATGGTGATAGCACAACACTGTTATGAGATGGAAAGCACAGTGATAAGATTTTTCACTAACCAACATCATGCAGCAGATTTTATTGAAACATTAGTTGAGGAATAGTATGAATAAAGTTAAAGTATATAAGATTACAACAGGTGAAGAGTTGATCGCCGAGCAGTTTAACAACTACGATCAGCACTTTGAGTTGAAGAATCCTGCACAAATTGTTTTGCAGAGAACTGAACAAGGTGTTGGTGTGGCATTAGCACCATATATGCCATATGTTGAAGGCAACCTAAACCTTGGAAAAAATGCTATTCTGGCAGAAGGTATTCCAAATCAACAGATGATCAACGAATACAACAGGATTTTCGGTTCTGGAATTCAGGTCGTTTCAGCCTCCGCACTGGCTGGAATTAGGTAAGTTAGTACTTACTTACTAAAAACCTCCCCTCTAGCCCTCTAGTCTCGGGCTTAAAATAACCCTACCATCGGTAGGGTTTTTCACATTTAGGTGTTGTCTTTAATTGCATTTTGAGCGATAATAACTCTATTGTGATCGAGAAAAGGAACTGAAATGACTGAATTCGAAAAGAACTGCTACGGTATTAGCCAAGAAGATATCCGTGAACAATATATGAACTCCATTACTGCTCGCTTTAGTGGTCTTGAGATGGTTGTGATGGGTCTGTTGTCCGACTGCCAAGAGATGAATAATAATAATGGCTATAAAGAAGTCGTCCGTAAAAATCTGAACATCGCAAAATTCATCTTGTCTGAAATGATGGAAGCCAAGCAAGCTGGTTAATTGAAAGGAAATTGATTATGAAAAACACTGAGAAAATCGTTCGCAAGCAAACCATTTACAATACTTCTGTTAAAACAAAAGCAGAGTTGCGTGAAGAATCCGAGAAAGCACTGAAGAAATTTATCCGTGCTGGTGGTGTGGTAGAAGTTGGTCGTCCTGCTCGTGTTCGTAAGGGTACGATGTCCGCTAAATCGTCTCGTGGTTTTGTGAGTGGTACTGGTGGCTTTGCAACTGGTTATCCTCGTCGTTCCGTGGGTGCATAAAAGACTTGCCTTTTATTGCATGTTGATGTATAATAATGTTATTGTGATGGAGAATGTGATGCAAACTTGGGAAGAAATGACCGAACACGAACAGCTGTCTTGCATGCTGTGGGATGCATACAAAGATGCCCATGGCATCCGTCCTCGATTCATGAGCATGCAAGACATGTCTATCGAAGATATCAAGAAAGAACTTGAATATTGCTGCCGAACTATCGAGCAGAATGAGACTCAGCGTAAGGCTGATCAAGAAGTTGCAATGCACAACTTCGAAATGCGTATGCAAACACTCATGCAGTGTGGTGCAAAAACTCGTGAGCAAGCACTCCGCTGGGTTCACGAAGCAGAAGGTAGCGATGGTGACGATGAATACCTGTGCTATCTGGTTGGTCTGCCTTATGGTTACTTTAGGAAAGTCGCATGATACTTGTGCGAGAAACTACCCACTGGGAAGACGTAAGTCGTCAACCCAATCATACGTATATCATGGACGACTCTATGTCCAAGAGTTATGGGTACTTCAAGTGGAACAATCCCAAAGACTTTCAGATGTTCAGCAAACCTATCAAGCTGGATACTCGCTATCGTAAATTCAAAGTCATCCAACGTGGATATAAGTTTGTCAGCGAGAAAGAATCCCAAAACAAGAGTTGGGTGATTAAGGGTAGTAAAGACCAACAGTATGTTGTCGAAGAAACCGAGAATGGATACTCGTGCTCTTGTATCGGTTTTAAATATCATGGTAAGTGTAAACACATTGAACAGGTGAAGAATGAATCTCAATAAGTTTTTCGAGAGCCTTGCAGCAAACTCATCTCGTAATTTCAAAATCGAGCAACTTGAAAAGCACAGCGACAACGAAACCCTACGGGAAGTTGTGCGCTTGGCTCTCGACCCATTTACGAACTTTTATATTCGTAAAATCCCTCAGTATTCTTTTGTAGGAGAAGACTCTGAGCACCAGACTAGCCTAGAAATGGCACTGGAAAATCTCTACTATCTTTCATCACGTGAAGTGACTGGCAATGGTGCCATTGCTCATCTTGGTGCCATTCTTTCTGGTCTTGAACCAGATGACGCTAAAGTTATTGAACGAATCATTCAGAAGGATCTAAAATGTGGGGTACAAGTAAGCACAGCCAACGCAGTGTGGGGTGGCTTGATCAAAGAATATCCAGTAATGTTGTGCAGCCCATTCGAGCAGAAACTGGTGGACAAAATCAAGTTTCCAGCATTCGTCCAACTCAAAATGGATGGAATGCGGTTCAACGCCATCGTTCGGGATGGCAAAGTGGAGTATCGCTCTCGCAATGGCAAAGAAATCCAACTGCTGGGAAACCTAGACGCTGACTTCATCGCAATGGCAGGTGACGTGGACTGCGTCTTCGATGGTGAGTTGCTTGTCAAAGAGAATGGAAAGATTCTCGATCGTCAGACAGGTAATGGCATCCTGAACAAAGCCAACAAGGGCACAATCACTGCAGCTGATGCAGCTAAGGTTCACGCTACTGTATGGGACGTTATCCCTTACATGTACTTTGTTGATGGTGAGTGTCCTGTTGCATACAGCAAACGCTACGATTCTTTGGCTACTCTTCTGGCTAAGCATGAACCAGAGAAAGTTGGTTTGGTCTACAGCGTCAGTGTTGAGAACATCGAAGCAGCCAATGTAATCTTCGAGAAGTTTTTGGCTGATGGTCAAGAAGGTATCATTCTCAAAGACAAGAATGGTATCTGGGAAAACAAACGATCCAAAGGTCAAATCAAATTCAAAGGTGAACTGGAATGTGACTTGAAGATTGTTGCAGTTGAAGAAGGTACTGGTAAGTATGCTGGTATGCTCGGTGCGATTCTTTGCGAATCGTCAGATGGTGTGATTAAGGTTAGCGTGGGTTCTGGTTTTACAGATCAACAACGCAAAGACCTGTGGGGTAAAAACATAGTTGACAAAGTGGCAGCTATCAAGTATAATATGAGAATCAAAAACAAGTCGGGAGAAGAATCTTTGTTCCTTCCAATTGTTCTTGAAGTTCGTGACGATAAAGAAGTTGCAGATTCTAGTAAAAGTATTAAGTGATATGAACAAGTTATATGTTATGGTTGGTGTTCCTGGATCTGGTAAGAGTACTTGGATCAAGAATCAGTCGTGGGCGAAAGATTGTGTGGTAGTTTCCACTGACGAATTCGTTGAAGACTATGCCAGAGAGTGTGGTCAAACTTACTCTGAAGTGTTTGAAGACTATATGCCCACTGCAGTCAAACTGATGGCAGACAAAGTTGTTCGTGCCAGAGAAGCTGGTAAAGATATCATCTGGGATCAAACATCGACTAGCATTGCGTCACGCACTCGTAAGTTTAACATGTTGCCTGACTACTATGCTATTGCTGTGGTGTTTAAAAAGCCAGACGATGAAGAACTCAAGAAGAGACTGGCATCCCGTCCAGGAAAAGAGATTCCGTGGTCGGTGATTGAACAGATGTGGGGTAGTTGGCAAGAGCCGACTGAAGACGAAGGTTTCCGAGAAATTTGGTATGCGGAGTAGATATGAGCTACGAAGAATTTGAAAAGCATATGGCTGAAAAATATCCTCGCTATTTTGGCGAGGGTAAACATTATGGTGGATTCTCTATTAGTGAAGGATGGTATCCTATCATCGAGTCGCTAATCAGTCAGATTGATCACTACACCAAGTGGCGTCGAAACATGCGGTTGTATGACTTGCGTATGAATCGTGCCCAAGAAAAGGGTCGTGACGCATTGTTGAAATTTGTCTCTAAAGGTAGAGAGCCAACCATGTGGGATGAATCTCGTGTTGATGAGATTCTTGAGGGTGGTGGGTATAAAATCCCAACTAAGAAAGTCAATTGGATTCAGGTTGACCAGATCAAAGAAAAGTTTGGTGGTTTGCGTTTCTACTACTCAGGTGGTGATGCCCATATTGCTGGCATGGTAGATATGGCTGAGTCTTGGGCTGCACACACCTGCGAAAAGTGCGGTAACAAAGGTACACGACGTGAGGGTGGATGGCTTCGCACTCTATGCGATACGCACGAAGCAGAACACCAACAGCGTTTGAAAAACATGAGGAGTGAAGACGATGAGTAAATGGGTATTGATTGAAACAGTCTCTATGTTTCGTATGCGTTATGTGGTAGAAGCACCAGATGACCATCCTGAGTGGGCACTTGACACTGTGTCAACGAATGAAGCAAAAGAGTTTTCTCAGGAACACTTGGGAGAAACTATCGTTAGCCATCGTGTTGTTACTGAAGAAGAAGCACTGCAGATTTGTGATGTAGATAATGATTATCTCAAGTCTTGGGATTCTGAGCAAAAGAAAAATGTGTTGTTCACTAGTATGGAAGAACAAGGTTACGATACAGTAGAACATAGTGAACACTACTATGATAAAGATAGGAATCGTTGATGTTTATTTTCGATGTAGAAACACTAGGAGTTGAATCCAATGCTGTTGTTTTATCGGCAGCGTTGATTCATTTTGATCCAGAGAAACGACCAACATACCAAGACCTAATTGATGATGCTTGCTTTGTAAAATTCAAAGCAAAGGAACAAGCACATAATGGTCGTACTATTACCAAGTCAACATTGGAATGGTGGAAGACTCAGCATGAGTACGTAAAGAAAGTCTCGCTGGATCCTTCAGCAGATGATGTTTCTGCCAGAGATGGTATTGAAACTCTTTATGCTTACATGGCTAAGTTTCCCAATGCCGACAAACAAACTATGTGGGCACGTGGTTCTCTTGACCAACTTGTAATTGATTCCTTGTGTGATGTGATTGACATGCAACCGATCACAGGGTATAATATGTGGAGAGATGTCCGAACTGCAGTCGACATCCTCTATGGAACTACGAATGGCTATGTAGATGTAGACCATCCGTTATTCAAACGACACGAGGTGATCAAACATCACCCAGTCCATGATTGTGCTCTGGACGCTATGCAACTAATGTACGGGAAATCTAATGCTTGAATGTTTAATTATTGGTGATAGTATTGCTGTTGGTACACATCAGGTTCGACAAGAGTGTGCTCTTGTTGGCAAAGGTGGAATCAATACTTGGCAGTTTAATAAGTACTACTCTCACAAAATCCGTCCAGCTGAGACAGTTATTATTAGCTTGGGATCCAATGACCACATTGGCGTGAACTCTTTTAGAGAATTGCTCAGCATGCGTGAGCAAGTGGTAGGCAAACGTGTGTTTTGGATTCTACCTGCTGGCAATCTTAAAGCCAGCAATGTTGACATCAAGA